AGCGGCGTCACCCGCTCCACGAACCCAAGCACCGCCTCACGGATGCTGAGGAAGAAATCGACAATCGGTAAATCGTCAAATTGTGTACCGAACATCCCGCCCTTGAAATCACCCGTCATCATCAGGGTGATGCCATCAAAGGCGTCACGGATGACAGTTTGCACAAACTGAAACGCTACTTGCACGCCGCCGGAAATCTGCGAAACGACACCCCATACTCGCTCCACAATGTTTTGAGCGACGTCACGATCAAGACCAATGAATCTCGTGAGTGCGCCCTCCAATGAGCTTTGGACCGTATCAAGGTTGCTCCCCTTGCCAAAGATGCTCAGAAAAGCCTCTTGCAATCCGAACTGCTGTAAATCCGCAATGAAGAACTTAATTACATATGCGACAGCGCCCAACGCCCTCGACACGATATCGACAAGCGGACGCATCACGTCCCGGATCCCCATAAAGTTACTTATCCACGCCGCGCCCAGTGCCCCCACCGCCACAACCACCAGCCCAAGCGGAGACGCCAGCCCTGCAATCGCAATCCCAATTGTGCTGATGGTGATCCCCAGCCCGATCAACACCGGTCCCAGTGCGGTAAGGGCAGCCAGCACCTTCACGATTTGTTGTGCCAGTTCCGGGTTTGCGACCACCCATTCATTGATGCGGTTTACCACCTCGGCAATCCGCATGTTCATGTTTTTTAACGTCTCTTCAGTGAAGGGTACGAGAGCATTGATTTGCAGTGTTTCAATCGACCCGCGAAGGAATTTGACCGACCCGCTGTAGGCATTCATTCGTGCCGCCGCGATCTTGGCGACATCTTCACCCGTTCGCATCTGATCAATCATCTCATCAATGCCGCGTCCGGCTGTCAGTGCGCCCAACCCGGAACGGGCATAGGTGTCGGCGAGGTTGTTGAAGACTGCCACCCGCTGCCTGTCAGTCATGTCCTTTGTAGCATCTTGGATGTCATTCATAACATCAGCCAGAGGACGAGCAGCATCATTTGCATCGAACAGGCTGACACCCAACATATTCAATGTTTCAACAACATCTTCGTTATCACGGCTCAATGCGTTGAGCATAGAACGTACCGAAGTTCCTGCCCGGCTGCCCTTGATGCCTTTTTCGCTCAACGTCGCAATCGTTGCAGCGAGTTCTTCGACACTCATGCCTGCTTGGAAAGCGACATTCCCAGAGTCCTGAAAAGCATCCACTAAATCACGAAATGTCGCCGACGATGCGCCGGAAGCATCCGCTAGTGTTTGTACGACGCTAGCCGCTTGACCAGCCTCTAATCCAAATTGCGCCATGATGTCGGTAAGTGCATCTGCCGTAAAACCGAGATCCTCCCCGGAGACTGCCGCACCGGAGATTACAGAGTCAATTGTCTGGAATGCTTCCTCAACACTCTGCCCGGTAGTTAGCAGTTGCAGGAATGCCTCTGCGCCTTGTCCTGCACTGAACTGGCTGTCACGTCCAATTTCCAGTGCCTTAGTGCGGACTTTCTCAAGCTCTGCTTCCGTCAGTCCGGCACGTACTTGAATCTCGATCAGCGCATCCTGGAAGCGGCTCGCAGCATTTACACCACTCACCCCAAACGCCGTGATCGGCGCAGTTAAAGCCGTGATCCGCGCACCCACCCCCGTCAGCGAATCCCCAAACCGCTGCATCGACGTGCCAATACCCCGCAAACCGCCGTCAAACGTGCGCTGCGCGTTCCGCATCGCCTCGTCTACGTTGTCACTGATGATGATCCGCCCGTAGGCGTTGCCCAGGTTGAAACCGCTTGTCATACCCACCACCAGAATCAAAGAGCTGTCACCCTAAATCGTGACAGCCCTCAGCGTCTTTATCGGCAATCCCGCTTACTTCCCCTACCTGCTGCTCTATCCCCCCTCCCTGTCTACGGGGAGGGGGTTAGGGGGTGGGGTTGACCTTCTTCACCTCCACCGCCAGCCCTCGCGCCAGCATCTCCCCGATGCCAATCTTGCGCGGACCCGCCCGCTTCTCCCCAGGCTTCGGCGGTTCAGCCAGCAGTTGCGCCAGCTTGTACTTCGGGCGTCCACTCTTGTCACGCTGCGATAACTTATCTTCTGTCATCCTGCCAAACGTCACAATCGCCCGGTTAAAGCAGTATCTCACCCAGCTATTTTTTAGCCCGACGATTTCGCTTGGGAGCGTTCCCGTCACCAGTGCCACCTCGTACAGTTTCCATATTTGCAGCTTCGACCCTCTGGCGAAAGGACAAAGCGGTGAGCGCCTCCAGGGGCATCACCGTATTGAACAACACAATCTTATCGTTCGGATTCAAGTCATTTATATTGATCTCACCCGCCTGGCGATTGGCGTTTGCCTTCACAACCTTATGGCTTACGACACCAGCGGGGATGATGTAGTGAACGAAATTAAAGAACTCCGGCAGGTTTTCCTTATTGATTTCCGGTTCTTTGACAGATTTCCCTAGCAGTTTTGCTTCAATATATCCGCTCAGGAAATCCGGTATATCGCCTTCACCGTTCGACAACAGCGCAATCAGATCGACCTCCCGCACCATCAACACCCGTCCCGACGGAAGCTGGAGCTTATACTCCTCCGGCGCGAAGTCCTCCGCAGATGTAATTTGCAGTCCATTCAATGCTTGTGTTTCCATAAATCCCTCTCGACGATACAGCTCAACAAATTAACACTTACTTCATTCCCCCTCCCTCTTTATGGGGGAGGGGTCAGGGGTGGGGATTTACTCTTAAGCGAACCACGCCAGGAAATCCGTGCCATCCGTCGGCTTATCCGTCTCCCATGTCTCCAGATCGGGATACACCTTCCATTTGTCGAACGCCATCACACTCGCCTTCGCCAGTGCAATCGCGCTCATTTCGCTGGTGATCCACGCATTCGTCGTCCCGTCGAAGTTAATCTCCGGGTCCCCCTGGATTTGCGCCTTGTACAACCCCACCACCAGGATACGATCATCTTCCGTCGGCGCGACACCCAGCGCCCCGAAGTACGGGCGATTCGTCGCCGTGTACCGCCGGATCGTGATGATGTCATCGCTCGTCGAAGACGCTGCGCCTAACATGGTAATCCCCGCTTCCATCGGGATACCGCCCGCCTGGATCGTCAGATCAGCATGAGTCGCAATGCTCAGGCTGCTTGTCACCTGTCCGGAATCCCGTTGTTGATCCGTATCGTGGACGGGCGTCACCGTGAACATCTGGTCTTTGAACAGTGTCACCGGCGTACCGTAGGCAGTCGCCTCCGCGTCCGTGCTGGCGATCAGGATTTCCCACAGTGAATAAGGATTCAAATCTAACGGCATGATGTTTTACTCCTCTAAAAAGTCGGCATAAAAGTCGCTGTAACCCATCGCCGCCCCGTCCAGCTCCTCAGCGATGAGATCGTTTACGTCACCCACCCAGCGCGTATAGTAGACCTGCCCGCCGCTGGTTTTGAACTGTTTCTTGTGGTGCAGCAGCACCCGGCAGCGCGATTGAGCCGCCTCAATCTGCGTCTGCCCTGCCACCTGGTAGAAGAAGATTTGGAAGAACCGCCGCCGCGACGAACCGACAATCGCAGTCTCCCCCACATTCCGCCAGCGGATCAGCCCGCACGGTTTCACCCGCGCCCCATTAAACGCAGCCGGGGCAGACGTTGGCGTCAGCCCGTCCGCAGGCAGCAGACCCGCGTCATACATGCCGCCCGTCAGGATCGCCATCAGCGTCGCATCATCGTCCAGTGTCGCCAGCACATCACCCCGTATCGTCATCCGAACATCGCCTTCAACTGCCGCGTGATCTCCGGGTAATATTTCCGCAGCGTCTGCATGATGACGGCGTACCTGCCCGCGTACTTCGTCTCCAGGAACAACCCATAGTCCATCCCGTGCGCCAGGTATAAAGCCACCGCGTCCCGCGCCAGGTCAGCCGGGTTAGGATACTCATGCGTCCCTGCCCCAAACTTTCCCGGTGGATCATCGCTCGTGTACGCCCGCAGCGCCTGCCGTGCGTTCGACGTTTGATCCGTCCAGGACGCATCCCGCCGCGCTTCCGTCTGGATTACTGCCGAGAAATACTTCAGCAGCCGCAGTTCCGCCTCACGAACCTTCCGCCCGTAAGCCGCCATCTGCGCCTTCACCTGCGCGTCGCCCGTCCATTCAATCCGCGCCATTACTGCGTGCCTTCCGCGTATGCCTGCACATGACCCGCCACCGCCGACATGACATAAATCACCTTATAGCGCGTTGACCGGAACACAAACAGATCACCCTTGCGGATGTTCAGATCGTCATCCCCAATCACCACCACGCCCGACGCGCTCGGCACATTATTACCCTGTGTCTCGCCGCTCTCACTCCCGCCGCGAGACGGAACCACGCGCACGCACTGCGGATCAAGGTCACTCGTACCCCGCGCAATCGTGATCTCCACCAGGTCGCGCTTCTGGATCGTTTCCGCCCCAATCGTCAGCCCGTCCTGTGTACCACGCAGCCAGTTATCCAGGCTCGGCATGATCCGACCTCCCATCCGGGAACGTCCGCCCCTGGCGTGGTTTCCCGCGTATCGTCGTCTGTGCAAACTGCCGCGACGTACCCTGCACCGCTTCCAGGCTGGGTTTAAACAGGTTGTAAATCCGCTCCAGGTTCTTAATCACATCGCCCCTGTTTTCAGAGATCGCACCTGCCCTATAGTTGACCAGCTTCGCCGCCTGCGTCATAAGCTGCCGCGCCATCATCGCCAGCGTCGCTTCATGCTGCTGCACCTCAGACGACGCACCGCGCATCCGATACCAGATGCGTGTAATCTCATCGTCCGTAAACGCCGTCGCGTCCTGGTCGCCAATGTCCGCCCGCAGATCGCTGATCTGTACATCCGTCGGTGTATCGCTCATCGCGCCATCTCCAGCATGATAATATCCGCCATACCCGTCCAGTTGTTATGCTCCCGCAGATACCACCCACCGCGCCGCGCCTTTTCCCGCGCCTCAGCGTAGTGCTCATGTACCCAGCGCATTTGTTTCTTCAGATGCGTCATGTCCGGTTCAGCCCACAGGCTGCCCTCAGCATTCGCGTCCCACTCACCGTAGGTTGACCGCTGCATTTCCCGCACCTTGATCGGCAGACCCCAGCAGTCCACATCCGCCATTCCCAGCCACTGAGTCGCAATCGTCGGCACACCCGCCAGCGTCGCCTCACGTGGCGGCATACCAAAACCCTCCGCCCGGCTGGGGAACAGAAAACAGTGTGAACGTGCGATCAGTTCCATCCACTCACGCTCGCTCTGCTGTCCGGTCACAAACGTCAGTTGTGGATCATCGCCCTTGATAACCGCCGGTATCCAGCCATCCACGTCCCGCACCTTCACCGTCAGGTGATGCCGCTCGTCATGCTGGAACAGGTTTTTGAATGCCATCATCGCCAGCTCGCCGCCCTTGCGCTTGTCGCCATATGTATACGTCAGCCACTCAAACCGGCTCTCTCCATCCCAGCCGCTCGCCTGGACGGGTACACGCAGGTCAATCCCATGCCGCGCACACACCACCGGGCGCTTCACCCCGCTCTCCTGGTAGATTGCCACCAGGTCAGGGTTCGTCACGAACACCAGCTCCGCGTGCCAGTTGATGAGATCAACCCATCGCTGGCTCACCCGCGTCGATTCGCTCTGCGTCAGGATATACCGCCGTGTATGGGCGATATGATCCGCCAGCAGACGCTCCGCCCGACCAATGACCAAAGTCGGCGCATCCGGGTCGGGGTACACGTTCAGCCGCACACCCGCATTCGTCAGCGCCCGCGCCAGCGACAGCTCCAGCTTGCCATACCCGGTGTACGGGTTGCAGCCGTTCGCGTTATAGAAGTTGATAGCCGGTAGGGGCGCACGGCTGTGCGCCCCATTGTTGATAAGGGTCATTCTGTCAGCCTGATTACAACGTCGGATCAGTCCAGCTTGAAGTGCCCCAGTGGATCGCCACACCGCCCAGACGGTTATTGACGCCCACACCGTGCGTACCCTTCACCAGCACCTTCTCCAGTTCCGGGTTGATGAGACTCTTCGTCCCCTGTGGATCGAGCCGCAGCCCAAACATTTCGCTTGGATGCACACGGATCGCCACCGGGTTCATTGGGTTATTCTCCCCGAAGCTCACACCCATCCAGGCATAGCCAGTCGGGATGAACGGATCGTTCCGTAGGATGACAACCGAACCGAACTTGCTGATCCATAACCCGAACACTTCACCAGGAGCGCCGCTCAAATCCTGCGGGCTGACCAACACCGGCGAGTCAGTGTTCCCGCCAACGGCAGTGACGCCCGTCGGCAGAAGCCGCACGAATTTCTTGGCGATGTCATACAGCGCCACATCTGCCCGGCTGACTAGCAGAGTAAACGGGCCCGTGAACCCGTGATGGATCAGATGTTCAACCGCCTGCTCCATCAGGACATCATGTTCCGCACTCGTCGTCGTTGCCGACGCCAGGAAGTGCGTATGCGTGCTGTCGAACTCATATGTCCCGTACTGCTGCGGGATAAAAGGCACGTTCACGCCCGTCCCGATTGCCCAGGGTACATCGTACCCGCCGCCCTGTGCATTCTCATTGTCAGTGAGAATACGGCGATAGAAGTCGTCATGCACCCGGTTGCGCCAGCTCTCGACGATCAGATTCACATCGCTGCTGATCTGGGCGTCACGAGCATCGCGCAGGTACAAAGGCGTCCACGCCAGCGCATCCTCAAAGTCCTTCAGCGGCAGCATATGCCCGCCGTCCACGCTGCGAACACCGTCCGCCTGCTTGAACTCGACCTTGATCGGCGTCATGCGCCGTCCGCCGCCCGTACCCCCCGCATAATACGCATAAGGGGCATCGGTAAAGTACACAAACCGCCCAAACTTGTTGGCGATCTGCTGGTTTACCAGCCCGATCCCGGACGCCACCTCACCGATGATCTGCCCCGTTGTCTTACCGTTCCGTAATTGGAACGCCAGTATCCTCGCCCCATCGACGCCAGTCGGGAGGGTTGCTGCATCAACCGCTGCACGCGGTCCTAAAATTCCTGCCATGAGATTTATTCCTCCTCATTTACCGGACTGGACTATTGATAAGGACGGTCAGCCAGCGCAGGCATCACCCGCAAGGTCTGCTCATCCACCGCATACGCAATAGCAATCGTGCCCGTGTCGGCAATATTGCCCGCATTCGCGCTCAGATAGTACAGAGCGCCCGGTGTCAGGTCTTCAAACCCGACCACATCACCAAACGAAACCACGCCGACCATTTCACCAGCCGCTGCTGTGGTCCCTTTATTTTCCGTCGATACGATAATGCCCTCGAACCCTGCACTATCGTCGGCAGTCTTGCGGATCGCCCCGGTATCCAGCAGTTCACATGCCTCGCCCAGTTCAACCGCCGCCGCTGCCTCGAATTGACTCATCAGGGCAAAGGTATCCTTCGCCCGAACATTTGCTGCTGTAAAAACCAAATCTGGCATGATCTATATCCTCATATGCCCGTCGTTATGCTTACAGAAGAGCGGTTATCGCACCCTCACCGCCCGCTGTGATCGTCCCGGTTAGGCAGCCATGTGCCTACTGCCGGATGTTAATGCCGTACTGCTGTGCGAACTGCTCCGCGTTATCCGCCATCTGCTGACGTTGGTCAGTCTGCCCCTGCCCCTGACCACCCACTATCGCGCCCGGACCGCCCATCTCACTCACCAGCGCCTTCAGCATCGCCTGGACATGATCGGTTGTCAGCAGATGTTTCACCCGTGCAGTCGCAGCGTCTGCGTTCTCCACCGGTCCCACCATCTCGCGGATCAGCACAGCACCGCGTTCATTCTGGGCAATATCACCCAGCGCAGTCGTAACCGCCGTGTCGATCTGCTCCGCCAGACGCAAACGCTGCACCTCAGCAAACGCCGTCTGCATCTCGCGGATCGTCTGCACAATATCCCCCGAGGGGATCATCTCGCGGATCGCCGTCACCACAGCCGCGTGTGGTTCCAGTTCGCCAATCCGTCCTTGCATTTCGTTGATCTGCGTCTGCAAGGTCTGCGTCTGCTGCCGTGCAGTATCGCGCTCGCCCCGCAGTTCACTGATAAGTTCACTCGTACCTTCAGGCATATCGCCCTCCTGTGAATCACTCATTTCACTGGTGATGATCGGCTCTGCCACCGCCGCACCCACCCCCGCCCGCGTCGGGTCTGCCAGGTCGATGCTCTCAAGCTCCAGGCTGCGAACATCCGCACCATCCATCACAGCACTGCCATAAATGGACGTAGCGATCTTTGCCCGCCGCGCCTTGCTCTTGACGACATACTGCCGCACATTGTCCGCGTAAGGTGGAATATACGCCTTACCCCACGCTTTTCCGTCCTGGTACGTCGCGCCGACCCACATCAGCGACGGAAGGTCGAATCGTGTCGACCGTTCCGCGTTGCTCATGTGTCCCAGGATGCCGCCTGGCTTATTCGCATTGACCTGCTCCACCACCGCACGCACCGCCGCCTCACCGTAGCGCCGCCCGTGCCTGGAAACTGCGCCAGTCTCCAGCAGTGGCAGTGTGACGAAAACCGGGTTCACGTCACCCGCCACCAGCGCCGCATGATCGATGCCTGGCGCATACGGAACATCCGGCATGTCACCGCGAAGCTCACTGATCTGTACGTGTAATGTTTCGCTCATTGCCCATCACCACCTGAATCAAAAAAGCCGTCATCCTTAATATTGACGGCTCTCCCTCAACTTATCGGCAATCTTTCAGCAGACGATAACCACCTTTATGTCAGGCTCACCTAAAGCCGTAACATCTTTTTGACCCACTGCACAGGCGCACTCCATACTGCGTCCTGATATACATATCGGATGTCTGGCACGTCAAGGTATCCATACTCTGCAAGTCGCTTACCCCATGCGATGAGTGATTCATTTGCTTTGCGCTGCCACAGGATAACCACAGGCGCGGGTCTATGTGCATATCGAGCGCCATGCAGAAAGATCGAATTTAATTCACGTTCCAAGCGATCCTGAAAACCTGTCATCAGTTCAGCATTAAAGGGCTTTAGCTTACCGTGTCCAGACAGTAATTCCTTAGATACTCGGTAGGCTGTGCCTTGTTCAAGATGCCGACTGTAGTAGACTTCCGGCTCATTTTCCTCGAGCATCCGCTTATACGGGATGCTCTGCTGCCCATACCGCAATTTACCTGCGTCACGCGGCGTCCACCGATCCTTATCCGAGAGGACGAATACACTATCCTCTGCAATTTGCTGCCGCACTTGTTCGTAGAGCTTATCCGGGCTATCCATCAGTATCTTACGCACTTCCTCACCATCGTTATCTGTAGACATCTTGCCTCCATCATTCGATAAGTTGTTTTCTGTAGCTCTCAATTCTTCAGTAAACCCCGCCCTCGCAGACGGGCTTGTTTCCTGCCGATTTTCAGACCTTCTTTGGTCAATTGGTAACGACTGCCGATACCGCCCGGAAAACCCGATACGCACACTAGCAAATCCAACTTTTCCAGACTCTTCAGTGTATGTGCATTTAATGCCCTGGTGTGACCTTTGGGTAACTTGAGCGTTCCGGGGTAGACAAGGTTATTGAACTTTCCGCCTTTCCTTGCCCCGTACTCAAGGACAAATAGCTGATTGTGACTTAATTTCATCCCAACCTCCGATAAAGCGGATCGTTTAACACCAACCGCTGCCGATTAATGGTAATTCTGCATTCAAGTTCCTTTGCGACTTCGATGTTCAGCAGCTTGATTTCTTTCAGCTTATCTGTAGTGAGCATATCCCCTCTGGTTTGCAACCAGTCCTCTAAGCCACTTTGTATAGCGCAGAGTTGGCAAAACGTGAATGGTTCCAGTTTGTTGTTCACTTCTCAACCTCCGATAATAGATATTCTGCCCGCCTGCCCGCCTACGCCACCCGCTCCGCCGCGATCACACCCACCACTTGCCGCACATCATCCAGCGTCATCCCCGCCCACGTCGGCAGCAGCAAACCCCCATCGCTGATCGCCCGCGCCATCGGATACTCACGCCCATCAGCATAAGGGGGCATCTCCGGCAGAGGACGCCACAGCGCCCGCGCATCAATCCCCGCCGCTTGCAGCTTGCCCAGCAGCAGATCGCGCTCAAACCGATTGTTCAGCGCAATGCAGTACAGCCACGTCGAAGGCGTCGCCCACACACACGCCGGACGCCTGCCCATCATCACCGGCAGCAACGCATCGTAGTACAGTGCCACATCCGCCCGCGCCGCGATCAACTCGTCCCATCGTTCCACCTGTGCCAGCCCAATCGCCGCCTGCAAGTTCGGCAGCCGGTAGTTACTCCCCACCACCTCATGAAAGTACGGCTGCCCTGCCTTCATCCCATGATTCGCCAGTTCCCGCATCTTCTCAGCCAGCTCGTCATCATCCGTCAGCACCGCGCCACCCTCACCGAGCGGCACAGCCTTATTCGCGTGGAAACTAAAGATCGAGATGTCACCCTGCGCCCCCACCGTCTGCCCACAGAACAGCGCCCCGTGCGCCTCAGCGGCATCCTGGATAATCGGCACATCGCCCACCACCTCACGCAGCATCCAGTAATCCGCCGGATGCCCTAGCGTATCCACCGCGATCAGCGCCTTCGTTCGCTCCGTCACCACCACCTGGAGCGGGTCAATCGTCCAGCTCCGCAGATGCACATCCACGAACACGGGTTTCGCACCCACGTTGCACACCGCCGCCGCAGGTGCAGCAAACGTCAGAGCAGGCACAATCACCTCGTCACCCGCCCCCACGCCCAGACCCTTCAGCGCCAGTTCCAGCGCGTCCGTCCCGTTCGACACGGCGATGGTATGCCTACGCCCAATCTTCTGCGACAAAGCAGCCTCGAAGCGTGGAATATAATCGCCCACACCGCTGATCCAGTTACGCCGCAGCGCATCATTCACATACTCATGTGCGCGTTGATCCAGTTCAAGACTCGACAGTGGGATCATCCCCTATTCCCCCAGAAATCCGGGATCAGGTGCGCCCCATTTGCCAGCGGATCATACCCCTCTGTCTTAACCAGCATCCGCGCCGGAACACCCACCACCGTCATACCCGGCAGCACATCCCGCGTCACGACAGCACCCGCACCCACCACCGCGCCCGCGCCGATACGCACGCCAGGCAGCACCACCGCGCCGCTGCCAATCAGGACTTCATCTTCCAGGATGACATTGCCCGACACATTCGCCCCAGGCAGCACCACACAGTAATTCCCAATATTGCAGTCATGCCCAATCGTCGCGTTCAGGTTGATGTTGTTGCAGTGCCCCATCGTAATATCCACCGCGAACGTCGCGCCCGAAGCGATAATATTCCCGCTCCCCATGCTCACCACATGCCCCATGTCCGCACGTGGATGGATAATGTTCGCCCAGCAGATGCCCTCCCGCTTCAGCATCCGCTCATGAATACTGCGGATCACACCCGGTTGCCCGATGCCAATCACCGCATGGCATTCGTTGACCTGCGCCAGCGCCCATGCCTCAGTATCCCGCTCAATCATTCCCCACACCTGCCAGCCGCCCATACTCACCGCGACGTGCGCCGCATCCCGTGCCGCCCCACCCGCGCCAAAAATCATCAGTGTCTTATCGTCCATTGATTACCCTCTCAAACACATCGATGTATTGCCCTGCTACATCGGTCATCGTATATTTGGCAAATTGCTCCCGCGTTTCTCCCGCGTTTCCCGCATACACAATCCGATTCCGGCACACCCGGATCAACTGCTCACCCAGCGCCGCATGATCGTCTACCGGGAAGAAGCTCACATTCCATTCCGTCAGCCGCTCCCGGAAAACATCCAGCTCTGAACACACCAGCGGCGTACCCGTCCGTATCGCTTCCAGCATCGTCCCGGATAGCCCGCCCTCGCTCCGAGTCGCCGTCACTGCCACCGTCGCGCCCACGTGCAGCGCGTTCATCTCCTCGTCGCTTACCGCCCCCAGGATAAACACATCCCGCCCCACCGTCCCGCTGCACTGGCGGATCGTGTCCTGGATCATTTTCACATGCGAATTAACGGGCACGGCATCCAGGTAATACTGCGTCTGCAACCCCGCGATCACCAGCGGAGGCACATACTTGCTCCGCCGCCTGGCGTATTCCTGCCCCCGGATAATCACCTCCGCGCCCTTATGTCCATAGCAGTGAAATGCCAGCACATACTGCTCCGGCAAACCATACTTCAGCCTCACAGAAGAATATTTATCATCCCCTCCGCTCGCCGCAATATCCGTGCTGAAGTAGATCGTGCTGCCCGTCATCCCGTACCGCTCCTCGCCGTGATGCCGCACACCATCCGACGGGAACACCACATGCGCCGAATGTTTGGCGATGATCGGCGATATACCCCGGAAGTAAGCCTCCAGCGTGCTGCCCACAATCCCGAAGTCGAACGCGAAATCCGGGATGAAGCTCACCACCGGCGTCTCAACCGGATAGCTACCAATGAACGCCCACCAGGGACTAGGGCAGAATATCAGGTCATAATCCCCCGCCACCTCCGCCAGATGCGCGAAGAAGTCCGCCCGATGCGACATTAGGAACGCGAACAACTCCGGGTGCAGCGGCAGCTTATCCACCGGGCGAATCTGCGTAAAGTTCCACCCGTCGGGCCAGGCGATCGCGTCCCCCAGCTCGTCATACGTCTGCCCCAGCACATCAAACGTCCAGCTCCGCCGCCGCGCAAACGTCGCACACAGCGCCTCAACCACCCGCCGCACACCCCCACGCCCAACGGTGGGCGCAAAGATCAAAACCCGCTTGCCCATACTCAAAATCCTAACTCAAATTGAATCGGCAGAAGCTGCTGCAAAAATTGTGCCACCGCCGCGCCGATCAGCATCTCAATAAACGTGTCCCGCTGCACCGGCGTCACCATCGGGATCAGCTCCCGCTCCGCATCGCGCAGCATATCGCGCAGTTCGCCCGTCACATCATCAGGGGATCGCGTCACCTCCGCATCAACCCGGCACATGCAGTGCGGATGAAATGGCGGGATCGTGCCCGAATTCATCTCGTAGACAATCCCCTCGCCGCCCACCGGTCCCGCGTGCTCCAGGCAGATCGGGCATCTCGCATCCCCACTCGGCGAACGCATCACCCGAATCTGATCCACATACGGGTTCAGGTACGCCGCCACCCACGACGCCTGATTGTGCGCCCGGCTGATCTCCGTCCGCGCCAGCCGCATCGCGTCAAAGCTCGCATCACTCCCATAGGGCTTATTCGTGCGGATTTTCGCCCGTCCTGGCAGAAGATACCGTTCCACCTGCCGCGCAATCTGCTGGCTGCCCACCCCCTGCCGGATCAAATCCGTCAGCAGATCGTCCAGGTTCTGCCGCGTCCGCACCCCGTTCTGCCAGATGCGCTGAGACAGAACATATCCCCTGGGATCGACCCACGTATGAGCAGGTTCGTAGAACGCCAGCGGTTTCGGTTCAAACAGCCGGTGCGGACCCTGCTCGCTGATCCGCCGCGACTGCATATTCAGCAGCAGCCGCGTCTCCTCGTCCAGATGCCGCTCCATAAAATCCGCATGACGATTCACCACACCTACCGCAACGGCGTATACCTCCGTCAGCAGCGCTCGTGCATACGGCGACAGCGGCACACCATCCGCGTCCACACTCCGCCGCCCATCCACCACAAACACCTGCTGCACCACATCACCCGCCGCCGCCGCGACCACATCCGCCCGCCGCACCGGGATTTTGCCGTCCACCGATTCACGCAGCAAAACCCCGGCAATCCCCGCCGAGGCTTCACCCATCAAACCCGTATACGCCCGCTTGAAACGCACCTGCGCCCCAGGCAGCAGCCGTGCATCCCGAATCACCCTAGTCGCCACGTACCGCCCTCAGCAGTTCTTCAGGCTGCATGTCCAGAATATCGCCCACCGCCTCACCCGCCTCGATCCGCGCCAGCACATGCCCAGCGATCTCCACAGGTTCAACAAACACCAGGTTATCCCGCGACGCCTTATTCTTGTCATACGCCAGCAGGATTTGCCCACGCATCCGCACCAGCTCCGGGTATTCGCAGTGTTCGCCAATCTTCCGCATTACAGCCGCCAGGCTCTTTGTCTCAGTCATTAACCCCGACCTTAAAATGTTCAGGTGGACGGTTGCCCAGAGCGCCCGAAGTCAGCATGTAATACCATTTTCCCGGCACAGCGTGAATGTTTTCAAGCCCGTTCCCAATGATTTCTTTAGTGGATGCTTCAAGATGAACCCAACCCCATGCGCGTTCCTCTCCAAGCTCGCCTTCCTCTGTGTTGTACCATCCAGCACAAAGCACAGTGAAATTCTTGCTCTCAGGATGATGTTCGCTGCCCGGAAATAGCGGAGTCTCATGCAGCATCACCGCGTAACACCCCGCCTGATCGTAAGGTCGCTCTGAAAGGTGAAACATCTCACCTGGGCGCATCGCTAAAAACGCAGTCAATGGCGGTCCAATTTTCATTTGTTGCTCCTACACTCTTGGCTCGATAACGCACTTTCTGTCAGCCCGATTTACCAAGTTGCCCCACATCGACGGCAGCCATAAGTCCTGCTGCCTTCACCGAGTTCATACGGGATGCAGCCCTCGACCTCACACAATTCCACACTTTTTAACCATTGATGCGTTTCTTCCAGGTCTTCATCACATTGCGCGATAATGTCTGGATGAACAGCTTCATCCCGGCTGCGTTTGATGAGCGATATAAAGTGTTCAATCTCAGTCCGTCGTCGTGCAAGTGCTTGGCTCATGCCGCCTCAGCCTCTTCATCCCGCATATCCAGATTCCGTCGCGCCTCGTCCAGCGCACGCTCCCACCCATCCCCGATGGGATCACGTTCCGCCTGCCGCGTCTGCGCTTCAGCCCGTGCAGCCGCCACTTCCGCCGCTGCATCCTTCACCAGGTCCAGCAGCTCAAGCTCGCACTCTTCGGTAATCAGCCCCTTGTCACCCGCCCTTGCTACGTAGGCAAGGTGCATCGCCTGGTCAGCCGGGGCGACTTCCGGCCATTCGATCTCAATCTCTAGATTCCATTGTACCCCAGGTGTATACAGGCTGATCGTCGCCAGCCAGATTTCCAGAAGCTCCCGGATCGTGACCTCGAGCATCATCCGCTGCATCTCAATGAACTTACTCCACGCTGGCATTTGTGCATCCACACTCGCCTTGCTCGACGCAATCGCCCCACCCCACACCCACTCCGGGACGTTCGAGTGTTGCAGCATCAGCAGGAACAGCGCCTTCAGCATCTGCCAGCTATCCGCCGTGAACGCCGCCGGACCCTTGTAATTGAACTTGCCCGTCGTCGCCACGATCCGCAGCGCATCAATGTCAATCACCGCCCCCGTCTGCGTATTCCCCGCGCTGTCCCGGTACGTCTCCGTGCTCGTCGCCAGCGCCTTCAGTTCCGCCGCCGGATCCTCCACGTCTTCCAGCGCCGGGATCGGGTTAGACATTGTTTTCACCCCCAGCAAACTGTTCATCAGCACGTCATCATATTCCGCGAACAGCGGCACCAGCGCCTCATAGAACGGATGCCCGAACACCTCATTCGTACTGGCCCCATACGGCAGATGCACCACCGGCAGCCGTCCCGCCACCAGCGGATACGGAAACGTCGCATCCGGCATATTCACCCGCTTGATCGTCACCACTCGCCCCGCGTCCAGGCTGTATCGATCCGTAATCGTCGCCGTCTCTAGGCTCGTCGTGATCGTATACGCCACCACCCGGCGGTAATCCAGTGGATCAGTCTCCACCTCCACCTGGCTTGCCGGAACAGCACTCAGCGTCCCATCCGCATTAATCACCAGGTACGCATCACCCAGGCTCATCGCTTCCTTCACAAACGTAATGATCCCATACAGATTCTTGTCCACCATATCCGCCAGCGCCTCATTCGTGGACTCGCTCTCCGTGTTCGCCCGGAAGCCCCCGCCCAGCGCCCAGCTCGTAATATGCTCCACAATCGGTTTAGCGAACAGCGCCCCCAGCTTGTACGTCTCCAGCTTGCCCCGCCGCAGATTGTCATACCATTCATAATCCGCCTGCGTCCGGTCATCAGAGCGCCGCCACTTCCACCGATCACCCGTCACCAGGTAGCTCACCCGCCCGATGATCTCCGCAATAATCTGGCGTCCGCCGCCGCCAAACACCTCACTCACCCGCTGCCTGATGCCCATTCGCATCCCACCTTGCATAATTTTGCCCATTTTCTTGACTGTACCCGTCCCCTCGCTTGAGAACGGCAATGCTATAATGTGCAGAAACGAACGGAGACTTGGCGCATGGATGCAAAAGACCTCATTGTTTACAACCCCAACCGTAAAACATTCGAGATCGGCGACGGACAAACCCTCGTGTCTCAGCCCTGGGAAAAACCGCTAACCAGTGAGGAAAAGATCGAACCCTCATTCTATGATGTGACTATTGATTTGAATAATGTCTGTGTTGACTTCGCCGTGAACATGACAGAGGTATTCGCCGCTCTCCTAAAGGAAGTAGTCATTCCATTGGGTATCTGGCTGGAAGAGAACAAAGACTTGGTGGATACTTACACAAATCAGAGAGAGCAGCCCCAGACCGAACGCGAGCACCGCCAACACATACTAAAGTCGAAACAGTCCCCCAAAGATCGCCCCTTCGACCCCAACCGCCGCCACAAAAAAGGACGCCAGACCTGGCGATAAATTCCCCCTCCCTGTCTACGGGGAGGGGGCTAGGGGGTGGGGGTTGAATCAAAAAGACCCCCGTCTATAGCCGAAGGTCTTTTGAGCCACTTTCACTACCGGAGCACGTGAGATAGTGACAAACTCTGCGTGTTCCGTGCGGTTTCCGTCCACGCCAGGTCGGTTCACCACCAACGCGCTGCCTGGAGCGTACCGTCTCTCCGGTCTGTCACGCCTGTTTCTTATCGCTGCGGCGGCGTTCCCTAATGAAAGGGTTTTCGCGTCCGGGGATATAGGAGGTTTGCTCTCACGGCATGAAGCCGATTTTTGTCCCCGCTTTTTAAAGCCCGGTTTTGAGCAGACCGGAAACTGCATCGAACAAAAATGACGCGATATGCGCCGATCTCCGTTCTTCCCATCATAGCACACCTCAAAACCGCATCGGCAACCTGCCATAAAGCGCCTTATCACTAGCCCCTACGGATCGGGTTATCCGTACCACGAAGGCGCAGCAGCTCATCAGCACGCGCCACCCTTAATTCAAAGAGCCTCTTAGAATACGCTTCTATGAGCTTCACATACTCAGCGAGCGCCAGCGCGTCACCCTCCTGTGCTTCACCCGCAATGACACGTTCTGCGATAAACCGTATCGGGATATTACGTTCCATGCTCCCCTCCGCGTTTTTCTCCATGATACCACTACCGCCGCCCCCCACGTCTCCCGCCCCGGAAACCCACCGCCCGCGCCGTCGCAGCAGCCGCCTGACGATCATCCAGGTACATCACCCCATACCGCACACAGTCCACCCCATGATCGTCCTCTTTCACAGGCTCTTCACGCTTCTTCGTGTCCGCCCACACGTACCCCGGAATTTCATCCTTCGTACACAGCGGCAGCTTGCTCTCCTCCAGGTCGAGATCACGCTCCACCAGCGCATCCTGGAAGATATACAGTCGCGGTTGACCGTCCCCTGCATCACGCAAACGCAGCGACACTTTCTCAATCCCCGTCGTCACCGCTTTTTTAGCAGGCGTCGTCGGGATGCCAGCCGCCCGAAGCTGCGCCATGCCCTCCGCGTCATGGTCACAAACCGTCGTCTCAATCTTCTCATCACCCGTCAGCGCCTTAATCTGCGCCGCATGGTCACTCACCAGCCGCCGCGTCATGTAAATCTCGCGGTGCAGATACATCCGCCCATCCGGGTCCACCGCCCACCACTGGCACACAAACGCATGGGTATACCCAAAGTCCACCACCCGGAAGCGCCGCCACCCTCGCGGAATATCAAAGCGCGGAATAACATGCCCAGGATCACGCCAGTCCTCATAAATCGCCCCCTCCGCGATCACCCACTTGCCATCCAGGAAACGCGCCCGCCGCACCCCCGTCAGACGGTGCAGCTTACCCAGCACATACGTCACCCCATCAGGCGTCCATGCGTCGTTATCCCAATACTTCGGGTTATCCTGGTGATACGTATTCAGCATCACCAGCAGACCCTCATCCGCCCGCTTTTTCAGCCAGTGGTCAGGACGATCCGGGTTCGTATCCCCGATCACCATCTGGAACGGCACAATCGTCGAGCGGTTACGCATCACCAGCGTTTCCCAATCCTCCAGGTCAAGCTGCACCGCCTCCGCCGCATAGATAATGTCATACTCGGACGACAGGATTCGCCCAGGTCGATCCATCCCCCCCACCACAATCTCGCTGCCGTTTGGGTAGATGTACACCTTCCGGTACAGCCGCTGCACATTCGCGCAGATCGGGTTATCCTCCCCCAGAATATCCCGCTCAAATGTCACCAGTACACTATCCGCCAGGTCAGCCCGCACCTTACGCACAATCAGGAAACGCGCCCCCGCATACGTCAGCGCCACCTCATGCAAAAACGCCAGGATCGCCAGCGTCTTACCCGTGCCCGCAGCCCCCACCAGCAGCACCTCAGATTGTTCAGTCAACTCATGCAGCCGCGCATTATTCCCCCGCAGCTCCCACTCCCGCCGGGAAAATAAAACGTGCGCCGGAGTCCCCGTCACACGCTCTGCCCACGCCGCCGCCAACGATTCAGCGTCCATTCACCCTGCCATAAAACACGTTATCGAACCCTATCCGCGTATTTTGCCGCGCACCTCTTGCATAAGCTGCCCCAGCGATTTGTTCTCTTCACCCATCGCCAGGTCAGTCAGCGCCTCAATCACCTGATGGCGAGCCGCCATACGCATGTCAACATCAGTCACCTTTGCCGGGGATGGTGTATTACCTTGCCCAATCCACGATAGATAGTCCCGGTAATCCTCATTGCCAAGATCAGCAGGAATGAACGCGCCATCACTCAATCGTTTAATCGTACTGCCATCTGTAAGCTGATACATGCTAAAACTCCGCTGTTAACAAAATTAATCGTTCAGTGTCAATCGTTGCCATATTCCCGCCAGTAGCACCCGTAAACCCGTCCAGTGCAATACGCCCCCCGCTGATCGTCAGGTTGGATGCGATAATGCTGCTGCCAGACCCATTTCGCACCGTAACACCCGCCTCGTGTGCTGCGGGTGTACTCGTCAACAAAGTCGCTGTCGGCGCAGCACGCTTCTCCTGCCATTGCCCACCCACATTCACAACTGTTGATCCGAGCCATACACCGGTGAACCCCGATCCAAGCACCTCAGCGAACCGCTTACACATTGTCAGGCTTATCGCAGTTGGTATCGCGTGGAATGGCAGTAACACACTGCTTCTCAGCAGTTGAATTTCAGTGATATAAACGTGTTTAGAACTCGCATCCAGCGCACCGGATGGCGTCTGAATACGAACCATCACCCCATTGTTTACATTAGTAAAGCCGCTGATGTCCACCGTGTGAGAAACCGTCGTAAATGCGCCATTGCTGCACGATTGTAGGGCCTGCGTCAATCGATTCGTCGTCGCGGAAAAATTGTCCTCAGCATCAGCCGTCTCGATCAATAAGGTCGGTGTGAATGCGCTTCCAGTCTCGTTATAAATAGCCGCGCTGATCGTAATCGTGCCCTTGATCGCCGGAACAGCAGTAGCCTCAATACACTGACCTGCAATAATCACCGTCGTTGCACTCGTCGCCCCTGTAATCTTCAGACTCCCCTTCGTGCCGCCATTGTTCAAAACGTCGGGGTTAGCCGTCACCGTCGCACCAGTAGGCGTCGTAAACCATCGATCCTTCAGGTAGGTGCGCGTTGCCACCGGGCACGAAATCGGCGCTCCAGCGTACCGCTGCTGAATGTCCATGTCACCGTTGATGAAGTGGTTTTGCAAGAACCGCAACGCAGGCAGCCGCGCCGCATCCAGGGTACCAGAAGAGATATTATCGGCGTTCGTCGCATCCACATTCGGGACATTCCCCAGTCCCACATCTGCCGCGTTCACCTCGTGCGGATTGTCCGTATCCAGGATATGCGCCGCCGCCGCCGCCACATCCCCATTCGCAGATACCGCCGATGCAAAGTCACTGATTGTGCTGGCAGCCTGCGTACCCGTATGATTCGCTCGTGCTGTTGCGTCCACATTTGGGACATTCCCCAGCCCCACATCCGCCGCGTTCACCTCATGCGGATTATCCGTATCCAGGATATGCGCCGCCGCCGCCGCCACATCCCCATTCGCAGATACCGCCGATGCAAAGTCACTGATCGTGTTCGCCGTCTGCGTACCCGTGTGGGTAGCTCTCGCCCTGGCGTCCACATCCGGCACATTCCCAAGCCCCACCTGCGTCTTCGTCACAGCATGGGGATTGTTCGTCAGACCACGATGCGTCGTATTCGCTGCCACCGCCGCATTCGCCGCCACCGCCGATGCGAAATCACTCAATGCCGCCGCCGTGATCTGCCCACCGCCCTCCGCGTCCAGATGATCGTGTTGGGCATTTGCAAAACTGGTGATCGTCGGCGTGCCCGGAATCTCCCCCCCTACCGGACCCTGCTCACCCTGTGGCCCCCGCAGCCCCGCAATGCGTATAACACGGGTTGCTGGCTCGATGATCTTGATTACATCCGTCATCGCGTCACGTCCTTAATCAGCGTCATCTTGCCATGCAGCAGCGTCCGCCGCGTACCATCCGCCAGCGTCACCTCCAGGTCATACCGCGCCTTGTCAAAATCCAGCGCCTCGGTCACACCAGACGCCACCTCAATCACAATCGATCCGTCCGCACCCAGCGTAATCTCACCCGGCGACGCCGCACTCAGCAGCACATCCTCAGTGAGCACGTTCGCCCGAATCTGAAACCGGGCATCCGCCGCGCTCAGGTCCACCGGCGTATCCTCCGGCGACTCGTACACAAACGTCTGCTGGTACGTGTCCCCCCGCACGATGTACAGATCATGCTCGCCCGGTCTGCCCTCATATGTCACACTCATAATTCAACCTGTCATAAATGCTCTTATCACCCGCTGCGATAATGAACCTTGTACAAATATTCTTCCGCCGGGCAGCTTCCCGAATTAACACACTGCCTCAATGATTCCCCTCCCTCTTTATGGGGGAGGGGCTAGGGGTGGGGGTCACTTCACCTTCTCCGCCTGCATCCGAATCATGCTCTCGAACGACTTCACCACATCGCTCATCTGCACACCCTGATTATTCAGGTATTCCAGCACATCAGGGGCAAACAAACTCCCCAGATCAACCGCCCCCGGCACGCCGTCCGCGTCATAATGCCGCAGCGCGAACATAATCAATCGGTCATTGTTCGCCAGGATGCCCTGCACCAGCTTCGTCTGCGCCAGCTCCACAATCTCATCCCGCCCGCTCCGACGCTCCGCCTTTAATACAGTTTGTAATTCAGGGAATTTCTCCAGGTAGCGGTAGACCGTCCGCCGCGTCACATTCAGCCGCTCGGCGAGCACGCCAATGTGCCCGTCGCAGTTCTCCATCGCCAGGCGGAATTCAGTTTTTGTAAACAGTGCCTTGTTTCCCATAGGTCGTGTGACAATTCCGACTTAATCGCCCTCTTTTTGGGCGATCAATCCTCACTATACGAAAGTCTTATCCTGCTAACCGAACCCGTAACCCACGCTCGACAGGCAGGCTGCACGCCCACCCGCTGCGATGCCCCTCTGGACGCGCCACATACCCACGCATCTCCAGCTTCCGCAGGTGATACCGCAGCGTCCGCTCCGGGATCATCACATTCAGCCGCGCTTGTAATGCATACGTCGGAACAGACCGCCGCAAATCCCGTTTCGCCTGGTGAAGTGCCCGCAGCACCGCAAATTCAAACGTACTCACGCCAAAATCCCTCATGCACCTTGCCTATATTCCCCTACAGTGTAACCGCCTCCATATAGGCAAATCGGCAAACCAAAAGAGCGCAGCGGACTCTATAGTCTACTGCGCTCCTCACCACCCTATCGGCAGGTCGTTGGACTATTCACCCTCGAACCAGTCGTCGTCATCGTACCAGTCATACGGATCACCATCGTAAGAACTTGAACCCAGTTTATTTTGCGGATCATGCGCGTCGATCAACGCCTGCTTATCCTCCGGTTTCATCTGATCCCACGCCCGGAAGACCTTCAGCAGCTCCCATTCGTTAAAGCTCACCCCGCGAGCGTGATACTTCAGCACACGTTTCAGCGAGCGCAGCGGGTGATTAATCCGCAGTAGTTTACCCAAATCTGCACCTGCGTTTTGGTCAGCCAGAATCGTATTCGGCGAGATCAATACTGCCCGGCACACATCCATGTCAAAACTTTGTAGAATGTCTTCAGGAAACTTTTTCCAGTCAGGATGCGGCTTGACGACCTGGACGGGTAGAGCCGGTTCATCCCCTTGAGGCGTCATGCTGTAAGCTACATCCGTTTCAATATCCCAGGTCATCCCCATGCAGTCGTAAAGATCGTTGGCAATCGCTCGTGCTGCATCACCGCTCGTAGCGAACACATCAATATCATTCGGCAGAAACGGCGCAAACATCGCCCGTCCATTCACCCGCCGGTCAGACATCGGCGCGACCATAAACGCCGCGTAGCTGCCGCCAATGAACCCACGCCCTGCGACCAGATCATAAATCGCGGAGACAGTCGAAAACCCACGCTGCACCGGATACTCAGAAATATAATCGTTCATATGTCCTCAGTTCCACCCTTCCATAAACTCACTTATCTTCGGTCACAAACTGCTCATCATCCCGCAGCGGACGGATCGTTTGTTCCAGTCCATACACCCCATACGAGCGCCCCGCCCGGCATGTCTCCAGTGCGTGTTTCTCGCACCCCACAGCATCCCGGTAAACCTTATAATAGTGCGTCGCTGGTTGATCGCACCCCGTCGTATCGCACAATCGCCTACCCGTTCCATCCCGCTTGATGTGCGCCATCATCAACCTTTCTTCTCATTCAACCGCAGCCGACGACGAGCCACCACGTACCGCTTGCCCTCGCCATCCACCACCAGCGCGGACGCCATCTTATTCGACACGATGCACTTCCCACCACGCCGCACCGGATCACACAACATCCCACGCAGCGCCGCGTCCGTTAAACGATCACCCTTGTACGTGTAGCGCATCATTCCAACACTTCCAACGCCCGCACCCACTGGCGGAAACCATCCCCATCCGCCAGCCAGTAATCGTTCAAATCCTTATGCGGATCCGGAACCTGCACCCCCCGCACCCGCTCGCTGATCGCTTGCAGACGACGCACCGCATTCTGCCCGCTGTCATCCTTATCCATCCGTGCATAGATCGCCGGGCAGCACACCAATCGCCCCATCCAGTGCGCCCGCAGCGTATTCGAAGCACTCCCCAGCGCCACCGGCACCACCAGCCGCGACGTCTGCGCCACCACCAGCGCGTCAAACTCCCCCTCCACAATCAGCACCGTATGCCAGCTTTCAACCTGGTCAACCCGGTAAAGCCCCTGCGCCAGCTTACCGCCTGCAACCTGCTGATACTTCGGTTTCCCCGTAGACCGCCGCACCTTCAGCCCCCACACATCGCCGTCAATCAGCCAGGGGATCAGCACCCCGCACGGAACACTCAACCCCGCCATCGTCTGCCATTCGCTAAACCCGCCCGGCACATACCCCAGCCGCGCCTGCCGGATCGTCTCCTCACGCAAACCCCGCACTTCCATCAGCCACCGCCGCGCCCGCTCCCCCACATCAGACCACAGCATATGCTCCCCCGCCGCGATCACCTGCCGCGCTGCCCCCTGCCATTCCGAATCCGGCGGCTTACACCCATCATCAGACTCGCGTCGTTTTGTAGGGGCGACCCCATGTGGTCGCCCGCCTGGGGGGTGAGGTATATTCTCTCCCCCCAGCACCTCCACCGCCAGCTTAAAACTCAACCCCTCCGCCAGCATCACCAGGCTAATCACATCCCCACCCGTCCCACACGCGCCGAAGCAGTGCCAGCTCTGCGTATCGGGATACACCGCGAACGACGGCGTGCTGTCCACATGCCCCGGTATCGGACACTTCCCCATCCACGCCCGACCCGACTTCTTCAGCGTCGTATACCCCTCCGCC